GAAAAAACTAATATTAGCAACATTACTTATCGGAATGGTAAGTAGTTGCGAGGAACCAACAACAACAACAAAATCAACTCAACACAGCGTCAAAATTGGGGTAAGTGCTACACAATTAAAAGTAGTGGAGATTGAAGGATGTGAGTATTTTATGGGAGATTATGACCGAAGTGCATTATTTGCCCACAAAGGAAATTGTAAAAATTTAATTCACATAGGAGATAACAAATGAGTAACAATAAACAAAGTATGAAAATACATAGAACAACATCAGCAATTTTATTATTAATACTATTACTTGGTTGGGCAATCGCTAGAATTGACGCAGTATTTTATTCGGTACTTATCTTATCAGTATTGGGTATTATGTATGCTTTTATTTATCTGGGTGTTGTTCGTAACACAGGAGGCAACAATGAGCAACAATAAAGAACTATCGATAATTGATGCGCTGTGCATTGTGAAAACAGGATGGCGAACAGAACAAGAAAAAGAATTATTAGACAATGCGTATTTAGTAATCAAAAAACACTCAGAAATACTGCATCTTGAGTATCAAAAACAATGCATAGAAGAAAAACTAACTGAAATCAAAGGAGGTAACAAATGAGCAACAATAAACAAATCATGAAACTATACACAGAAGAAGAAATTTTAAGTTTGTTAAAAATACATTTAGCAGACGAAGATCAAGCCGATTCATTTGTATCACTTTTAACCCCTATTGAACTACTAAGTGATGAGGAGATAGAAAAATGGGCTGAAATGCAATCTTTGTGTGAACCAACAGGTGCAGAAAAATTTGGTAGAATTTATGGCGCAAAATGGATGCGTAATAAAATACAAGGAGGTGAGCAATGACAAACAATAAACAACAAACGGCAGTGGAGTGGTTAGCAAAATCTTATGTGGATTTACTTACAAAAGTAAACAATGAGAAAATATCACTGAAAGAATTTGAGATTCAGTATATTGAATTACTTGAACAAGCCAAAGAAATGGAGAAGGAACAAATTTCCAAAGCGTTTGATGATGGTGATTACAATTACCATTACTCACGCAAAACGGGAGATGATTTTGAAGATGGCAAAGAATACTTTAACGAAGTTTACGGATGATTAAAGTACACGATAAGCAATGGTTCATTGACCGAATAGGAAAAAGGATTTACAGAGAAAACAATGTCTGTAATTGCGAAGTGTGTACCACCATTCACAAAGAAGGATTAATTATCACCGATGAGCAACACGCCAATTATTTATACGATTGTCAAGAATTAGATTTAAATTACTATGAAAACACCAATAGAAAGATTCGTTGAGTGGTTAGAAGAAAACCACCCCACCGCAGTGCCAGGACCCGAAGTGATTCACCACCTGAAACGATTAGAACAAATGGACCAACAAATGGCGTACAACGCGGGATTCACAAAAGCCAAGTCATTGTACCTTGACGCAGAATGAAAAATCATACAAAAATATATATGCAAGGCATGGGATATGATATACACGATTTTATCCCATGTGAGGTGTGTGATAGTAAGGCAACAGATATCCATCACATTGATGCTCGGGGTATGGGTGGATCAAAAGAAAAAGATGTGATTGAAAACCTAATGGCGTTGTGCCGTAAATGTCACATAGAATTTGGAGATATCACTGATTTGAAACCATATTTGATAGAAATCCATGAACTACGAAGAAAACGATAAACGTTATAGTATTCGCAAAGCGTATGTCAACAACGAAATTGAATTTCGCTTGTATTATGATCAAGAAGTTATCATGATATTTGATACATACGAAGAAGCCGAAGATTATGTGATCGAAAACAATTTATGAACCACAGAGAAAGTCAACTCCAACGTAGTTGCGTTCAATGGTTTAGGTTGGCGTATCCAAAGTATGCCCAATTGTTATTTGCCGTCCCCAACGGAGGTGCTAGATCAGCAACCACTGCACGAATTTTAATGGGTGAGGGAGTATTAGCAGGGGTAAGTGATCTGTTATTGTTAGTCCCCAATGATGAGTACCATGGGTTAGCAATTGAAATGAAGATCAAACCCAACAAAGTGACACCCAAACAAGAAGAGTGGATGCGTATGTTGAGCAGACAAAACTATGATACGCTTGTATGTTATGACTTTGATAGTTTCAGAGAACATATTGACAAGTATATGTTTTGGGCAATCCATGATTAGAATACGATAATTTATCGTACATTTACAAAATTAAAAAAGTGGTTACCCTTGAAGATATTGCCAAACGACACAAAGAATGGTATAAAATTGCCAAGTATCTCGGGGCTAACAACGATCAAGCCGATGATATGGTTCAAGCAATGTACCTGAAGTTAGCAGAATTACAACTTGTAGAGGGTAATTTCCAACGTATCACTAATTATCACGGGCAGGTCAACACGATATATTTATTCAAGATGCTTCACAATGCGTTTATTGACATTAAAAGAGCCACGAAGCACCCAATACCATACCAAGACCATTTCGTTCCAATAGAAAGCCCAGAAATGGCTGAAATCGCACATTTGGAATTAATGTTAGAAGTCAAGAAAGCAATTGATGAACTACGTGACTACGATCAGATGTTATTAGAACTACATTTTGTGTATGGTCATTCTATGCGAGACATCGAAAAACGGACGGGGATTCCAACACGGAGTGTGTTTAACTCCATCAAGAACGCAAAATTACATATCAAACAAAGAACGCAAAATCAATACAAATCATATGCAGAACAAAAAAGAAACACGGAGACGATTTACAGAAACCCGACCAAGTTTGGGAGTGGGGGACACGATTCAGAAAGTAACGAAGGCAACGGGTATTGAAAAGTTAGCCAAGTTTATTGCAGGAGAAGATTGTGGATGTGACGCCCGTAAGGAGAAGTTGAACTCATTGTTTAGGTATAAACAACCACTATGTATGACAGAAGACGAATACACGTGGTGGACGGAATTTAAACAAGTAAATACTCAAACCCTAAGTCCCACAGAAGCCGATAAAGTCGCCGCCATTTGGTCCCGTATCTTCCAATCCAAACGATTGTATCGTCCATGCAGTTGTAACCCACGTGAGTGGCAGAAGATGATCAACGAAATCACAATTGTATACAACACCTATGAATAACGTGATCCAAGTTTCGTTAGATTCCATCAAACCAAACCCCAATAATCCGAGGTTTATTCGAGATGCA